TTATATAGCTTTTTTTAGTTGCTTCTTTTGCTGGCATTCTTCCTCCCACTTCATTACATCAGTAGCGAGGTATCTTTTCATTGTTCCGCCCTCAGAACTTAATGCCGGGGCTGGGAATGGAATCCCCCAAGGTGTGTTAATTTCCCACCGATTAAGTGTGCGTTTAGTAATATGAAACATCTCACACACATTGTTAGATGTCAGATATTTATCCACATTAGCCCTCCTTACTTTCCGCTTTAACTTCTAACTGGATGCCTTCATATGTGCCATCACCCCCACAATTCAGACAGTGTGTATATATGCCTAAACCATCCCCATCAGGACTAAAGTTTTCAGGTAATGAAACATCTATAAATTCAGTACCGCCAATTGGCTTCGTATGAATATGAGGGGCAAGGCCGTAATAAGGGAAAATGCATTCACCGTTCCCGTCATCACAAAAATCACATGTTTTAACTTTTAATCCACTCATCCTTTAGTTCCTCAACTCATTACGTTCTTTCTTCAATTGACGCAAAAGGTTGTGAAGGGTAACGGTTACAGCTTTATCTAAACTTTTAGTTGAATGGAATTCTGCAAGCTGAGACAGTGCTAAACCAAAAATGTGATATGCAAAAACTTTTGCAGCTTCCGGATTGTTTTTGATAAGCTCCTCAGTACTTGGACAAATGATTTCTTCAAAAATATGAAGAGCCACCTGATCCGGAGTACCTTCAATACGGCTAGGGCTCAAATTAACTTCACCAATAACTTTGCTCATTGTTGAGAATCCTCACTTAAAATTTCCCATTCACCCCAATCGCCCAAATAACCAGATTTTGAAATGCTTGTTGTAATCACTTGACCATCATCACAAGTTACTTTCATTCGATTGGCATCTATGCGAACAGCTTTATAAACAACATCCATTTGTAAATTTGCTGGTAAAGGACTTGAGCCATTTACAGATTTAATTCTTACTTCCATTTTTAAGCCCTCAAATATTCTTCTTTAGTCCACTCAACAAACTCTCTATAAAGCTGCTGGGCAGGTTTATTTAATCGGTTGTGATAGTCGATCGTTATGCGCCGCCAAGCAACTGGTACCGCATAATGCTTTGTTAGAAACATTGCTTGGTCCATGCCTTGCCGGACTATTACGTAGCCCAGCAATTGCAAGTAGTACATAAAACCAAGCATGTGTTTTTGGCTCACTTTCTTGTACTGATCTTTCATGTTAGAAACCGTCCACTAATAAATAATCAGGGGTAGATTCTTGTTGAGTAGGTGTAGGATTCTCTAATTCATAGCGGCGTTTTCTCACATACCCCATTAGCTTCGGTTGAATCTGCGGATCTCGTGCAGCCACGTCTATTTCCAAAGCATCTAGCGTTGTAAGGTCTGGTGCAGTTTGGATTTGAACCATTAAAGAGGGTGGCTCATTAGCAGATGCCTTTTCTTTTTCTAGCTCTTCAAGACGTTTGTGAGTGGCGAGAAGGATAGGCTTCATTTGTTCGTCATCCCATGTGCGGGTATAACGATAAACCGCATTTACTTCTGCAGGTGTTTTTGACTCTTTTACACGCTGTAGAAGAGTATCTAGGGTTTGCTGATACTCATTGTTTTTTTCTTGCTCAGGTGTAGGCTGAGTTAAAAAATCTTCAGGTGAAGACACATAAGGTTGTTCTGTAATAACAATCGCACTATCTAAAGCTGATCCTATATTTTCTGAAATATCTTCGGATTGCACCAATGAGTCTTCAGAAGTAGTTACATTTGTTTGCTCAGTAATAACAATTGTAGGTTGTTTAACTTCATCAACAATTTCAGAAGTCTTTTCGAAGGCGGGATCTGGAGTGGAGGCCGTCATACAAGGGGTAAAGGCTATATAGGGGATATGGAGAAATACAACTCCGCAGCAATGATGGGTTTTACAGTTTTACGGTTCAGCACAGAGCAAGTGAAAGCAGGCGTGGCGATTAAACAAATTGAGCAATTGGTAGGTGAAAAATGAGTGCAGTTTTAAAAACACAACAAATGGATTGGTCTAAATATACTATTGACGGTTGGTTAGAGCAGTTTGGCGCATGGTGTGAAACAGTTAGAATGAAAGGGGGTGATTTGCCAGATGGGCTTCATATCAATCAAATTTACTGGTTGATGCGTGAAGCTGGCAAAGAAGTACAAAAAAGTAAATCTTATATTCGATGTGAGATCAGTGATTATGAAGCGGATCAAATTCAAGCACTTTTACGAAGTCTATTAAATTCTGATAAAACAGATTTTACAACTAAGTTTGCATTAATTTGTTTAATTAAAAATAAGGTTGAAAATAAAGGATTGTTGAAGGTTGCTCAAGAAACAAACCAATCTAAAGCTCAGGTCGCAATTATGGTGAGTTGCGCTAGATTTTATTTATTAGGTCATGATAAAAGATTAAGACAAAATGGAGGTTCAAATGAAAACATACACTGTAAAACTATATGAAGGCGTTAGTCGGGAGAAAGTTAATGAAACTTTGAAATACTACCCTGATTATTTTGGTAAAATATCAATAATTACAAATGTAATTAATAATAAATTGCAATTAACACTAAAAGCATTTGAAGGAATCGACGTTATAACTGCCAATGATCTAATGATTAAAATCGTTGAACGTTTAAAAGCTTCTCAATTAGTAGAAAAGCATAATTTAGACTTGTTGACTGTCTAGACGCTTTATGGCATATTTTTGATATAGTGGACAAAGTTATAAGCGTTGCACCAATTTGTTTTAAAAGCTCACTTAATCGTGGGCTTTTAATTAGGATTTGAAAAAACATGAAATTTATCGTATATTAAACTTACTATATGATGTCTATTTCCATTATAGTGTTTTTCAGTTGAAAAGCTTAGTCCGTACTTTCCCCAAGGTACGGATTTTTTTTATTTTTTGCTATATAGTCCAGGCTGGTAAAAATGAATATCTGTGTGGGTGGTGAACTCAATGGGCAAGTGATAGAAAAAAAGGGGTGTTAAGAACAAAGATGTATATAAATATTAGTAAATTATAAAATTATTAAATAAATTCAAATATTTAAATTAAAAATAAGTGATAAAACTTTAACAATATTTACGTACGTGATGAATTTAGTAACTCAAATAAACATTATTTTAGACGGATAATTATAAAAAACGGAGTACAAATGTCATGAATAAGAATGTAGAGCTAATAAATTACATTGATGTAGCTGAGACAGTTTACGAACGGGTATATGAAAATAATAAAATTTCAAATAATTTGATTGTTAATCTAAATCGCATAATGGCTGAGATAAAGAATCAAGCTGCAGAAAAAAAACTCAAATTGAAGTACAGCTCAATAGACTTTGAATATTGTTTAAGTTTGCCTTTAGCTGATCGCAAAATAAAAGTAGATTTAAGCCTTATACCTCATTTTGAAGATCGTGAAGAAAGTATTTTGTGGTTAACTAACTTTATTGGAAAAATTTGTGAGCCCAGAAAGATGCAAAGACAGAAAAAAAACTTCATTAAGTACCTGTGAATTTTAGATGAACCGCCCTTAAAGCGGTTTTTTATTGCTAGTAGAATATTTAAGGTATCTTTTCTAATAGGCACATACTATTGAAGTGTTTTTTATTTATTTTTTAGATTGAAAAGATTGCTATTTAAGTAATTTAAATATAAAAATCTTTATTGATTGAGAGTAGTTGTTATACAGGATATTTATAAGGATTTTAAAATGACAATTATCACATTGCTCGATGTTGAGACGAAGAAGAAGGTGATAGTTCGGTCCGTAATAGACCCAATAGCAAGAATAGACAAAAAAGGGAATATACAAATTATTCAAATTCATAAATGGCTATATGATGAATCTGGAGATTTCGTTGATGAAGACTTATATGAGGCACTCAACAATGGAGAAGTTGGAATATACATAACTTTGCAGTATATGATCATTAATATTGAAAATTAATTATTTTTTATTTTTAGTCAGTTTGAGTTCTTACTCTCTAGAGCCTAATGGTTACTACACATAAGACCTTATTAAGTATTACCTATTGATGGGCACATATTCTTTATAACTCTTGATAAGTAAAAAAATTATGTAGGCTAAAAATAAAACTATTTAAAAAAGAAATCTTTATCTATTTAAATATGAATATTTGATATTTTTAATTCAATCCCTATAAGGAAGAACTTGAGGATTTGGCGATTGGTTTTGAAAGTAAGTTTCAACCGATCCATACCAAACACTGGCGCTTTGATTTTCATATTGTGAAATTGCGTTTGCTCATTGAAATTGAGGGTGGGCCCTGGTCTGGTGGACGTGGTGGAAAGCTGGCAAATAAAGCATGGAGTCTTGATCGATATGATCAAGCTGAAGAGATGGGTTATAAAATAGAGCGCTTTCATCCAGATTCTATTTTGTCGGGATATGTCATCAACTGGATAAAAAGTGAATTAGCGAGAATTGAAGATGGAGCAAATAAGACCATTTCCACCGACTGATTTTATTGATCAAGCAGATGAAGAAGAAGCAATTAGACTAACACCAGCACCAGATCTAAAAAAATGGGTTGTTGCTAATTACTTAACTATTGGTGGACCTCTTTATAACCCCGATCATGATCACATAGGTGAACTGCTTCACGATAATGAAGAATTTTTAGCATTCGCGTGGGCCTCTTCTGCATATAAAAGCAAGCAAGCTATGGTGTTGGGCCAGTGCGAAAAAGTCATGTTCAATGTCGGTGGCTGGCGTAAAGCTCGACAAGAGCAACAGATGCGAGACTGGTTCGGCTTTGTGCCAACTTACTTAATAACTGTCGACGCTTCTTTTTGTGAGCGTGCAAATGATACAGAGTTCTGTTACTTGCTTGAACATGAGCTTTATCACATTGGAGTGATGAGAGACGAGGACGGAGAAATTGTTTATAGCGATAGTTCTGGTCTTCCTAAGCACTATCTTGCAGGTCATGACGTTGAAGAGTTTATTGGCGTAGTTAAACGTTATGGCCCAAGCAAAAATGTTAAGCGACTTATTGAAGTCGCAAAGAATCCGCCGTTTGTTTCGAATCTTGATATTTCAAAATGCTGCGGAAACTGTGTAATCAATTGAGCCTAATGGCTCTTTTTTTTGCCCATTTTGTTATACGTAGTTATACGATGAGGAAGTTATGGCGACACTAAAAGAGCCTGTGAAAATCTTTATAGTTCAGTCTCTTGCTTGTCGTGATACACCTCAAGAAGTGGCTGAACTCGTAAAACAAGAGTTTGGCGTTGATATAGATCGTGTTCAAGTTGCAACTTATGACCCTACAAAGGTTGCTGGTAAGAACTTAAGCAAAAAGTATGTCGAACTATTTGAAAAAACCAGAGATGAGTTTGATAAAGGCTTAATTGATATTCCAATTGCTAATAAGTACTACCGATTGAAGCAATACCAAAGACAACTTGAGAAGACTAGAAACGTCAAAACAGCCTTAAAAATTCTTGAGCAAGCCGCTAAAGACATTGGTGGTCAATTTACTAATCGCCAAGAAATTACAGGCAAAGACGGCGGACCAGTCCAAACAGTTAATTCAGAAATTCCAGTTCCAATGGAAGATTACTTAAAAGCGCGGAGGGAAGTCTTAGATGAGTACTGATGCGGCTCGGGATAAAGCCATCCGGATCGAGGCGCAAGAAGATTTATATTTCTTCACAAGGTACATGTTTAAGGAGCGCCGTGGTTATAAATGGATGCAAAATTGGCACCACTTAGAAATCTGCGAAGCTTTAATGAAAGTTTATCGCGGAGAGATAAAGCGGTTAATTATTAACGTTCCACCACGATATTCTAAAACTGAAATTGCTGTAATTAATTTTATGGCTTGGTGTTTTGGTAAGAATCCAGACTGTGAGTTTATTCATATCAGTTACTCGGCAATGCTTGCCGCAAATAATGCCTTCCAAATACGAACCCTTGTGCAAGAAGAGGCGTATAGAAAAGTCTTTCCTGAGCTTACATTGCGTGATGATAGTAAGGCTAAAGACTTCTGGAGAACTTCTCAAGGCGGTGTCTGCTATGCGACAGGTACAGGCGGTACGATTACTGGTTTTGGTGCAGGAAAACTTCGTAAAGGCTTTGGTGGCTGCATTATTATTGATGACCCACATAAAGCACATGAAGCTTCATCAAAAACTATTCGAGAAGGGGTAATTGATTGGTTTCAGAACACACTCGAATCGCGTACTAACTCGCCAGATACGCCGATCATTGTGATTATGCAGCGACTTCATGAAGATGATTTAGCTGGATGGTTGCTAGGTGATAGAAAAGACGGCGTTCCTGTAGCTGGTGGTAACGGTGAAGTGTGGGAGCATCTATGTCTTTCAGCTATTCAGGAAGACGGATCGGCACTATGGCCAGCAAAACACAATATTCAAAAATTGAGACTAATGGAGCAAGCGGCACCGTATGTATTTGCCGGGCAGTACCGACAAATGCCATCACCGCCAGCAGGCGGTTTTTTTAAGCCTGACAATATTCAAATTGTTGAGGCTTTGCCTGCAGATGTATTGAAACAAGTTAGGGCTTGGGACTTTGGGGCAACCGAAAATGAAGGCGACTTTACAGTAGGTGTGCGAGAAGCTCTAGGCGCAGATGGTTTTACTTACATTGTCGATGTTACAAGAGGACAGCTTGGTCCAGACAATGTGAATAAGCGTTTAGAACAAACAGCAAAGCTAGATGGGAAAAAAGTTTCTGTGCGTTTACCACAAGACCCCGGTCAAGCAGGCAAATCGCAAGCTAGTTCATTTGTGAAGCTTCTTGCGGGTTATAGCGTGATAGCTAAGCCAATTTCAGGTGACAAGCTTACACGTGCACAACCATTTGCGGCCCAAGTTAACGTAGGAAATGTACGAATGCTCAAAGGTGAATGGAATAAGGATTTTATTGATGAGCTTCGTCATTTTCCTAATGGCACACATGACGACCAAGTGGATGCAGCTTCAGATGCGTTTAATGAATTACATGAAGGTTTTGAAGCCTTCTTTGCTGATATGGGATTTGCTCGATGAGTGATGTAACTTTTCAACATGCTGAATATGTTAAGAACTTGCCATACTGGCAAAAACTTGATGATGTTTGTGAAGGTGAAGATGCAGTTAAGGCTAAAGGTGAAAAATATTTGCCGATGCCAAATGCACATGATAAATCACCTGCAAATAAAAGCGCTTATGAGGCTTATCTTACCCGTGCAGTCTTTTATGAAGTAACAGGGACTACATCAAATAGTTTAGTTGGAGCAGCTTTTGCAACAGATCCAAGTTTTAAATTTCCTCCCGAGCTTGCTCATTTAGAACGTAATGCGAATGGAGCCGGTTTAAGTACTTATCAATTGGCTCAAAATGGAATTCGCCACTTATTGAAGCATTATCGTTGCGCTTTATATGTTGATTATCCCGATGTGCTACCAGCTCGTAATCTAGCGGAATTTAAAGCGCAAAAAGCCTATCCAATGATTCATTTATTGAATGCCATAGATGTAGTGAATTGGGATTCAGTAATGATCGATAACCAGAAAAAGCTTTGCTTAGTGGTTATACGTGAATTTAAGTCTGAGCGCGGTGCTGATGGATTTAGTAAAACCGAACAAGAGCAATATCGTGTACTTCGTTTAGAGCAAGAGGGTAATGGGGAATATATTTATTCCGTTCAGGTGTACACAAAGGGTGAAAAGGGTAACTGGGTTGGCGGAGATAAGAAATTTCCAACAGATTACAACGGGAATTTCTGGACCTATATACCTTTTACATTTGTAGGTGCAATTGATAATTCAGAAGAGATTAAAAAGCCTCCATTACTTCCTTTGGCTAATCTCAATTTAGCCCATTACAGAGACAGTGCGGACTTTCAAGAGTCCGTTTTTTATATGGGGCAACCTCAATATTATGCGAAGGGTGTTAATTGGGAGTGGTATGACCAAGCCAAGAAACGTGGCATCTACATTGGAGCGAAAGTACTTTTGCCTTTACCTGAAAATGGTGGTTTAGGAATTGTACAAGCCGACCCTAATACTCTTGCCCGGGAAGCGATGAAAGATAAGTGGGAAAAAATGAAGGAGATGGGGGCGCGTTTAATTGAGAAGGGCTCGGGAAGTAAAAAGACCGCTACCGAAGCGAATAGTGATGACGCCGTTCAGCATTCAGTTCTTTCGCTCTGTGTCGTTAATATGAATGAAGCCTTGTCAGCAGCATTACGATGGGCTGCTAAGTTTGTAACGCCTAATGTGGATGTTCTAACTAAAGATGATTTGATGTTCGAAATCAGTCAAGAATTTAACAAACAGGGTTATTTAGCTGAGTTAGCTCGACAGTTATTTGAAGCAGCTCTACAAGGCCGATCTTCATTTAAATCATGGTGGGAATACAACCAAACAGGTATGTTCCCTAAACAAAAATATGAAGAAGAGCTTCAGAATGTTGAAGCAGAGCAAGATGGGACTTTAAATCAAAAGGTAGAGTGAGATGGCAACAGATATCAAAAAACTATTTGAAGCACTCACTCAGCACCAGGCCTATCTTTATCGTGCTTCATCAAAAACGGTAAATGAGTTATTGGCTTTATTCAATGATGATACGAGCAAGATGCTATCTAAGCTTCGGGATTTATTGGATGAGCTTAATGAGTCGGAGAAAGTTGCTTTAGCTGGTGGTAAATATACAACTTCAAATTTAAGGGAAATTAGGGATTTGATTGCCCAATGGTTTGCCAGTGTTAATTTAGCATTACCTGAAGCTTTTGCCGTTTCTGCTACGGCGTTGGCTGTTTATGAGGCCAATTACGTAGCTAAGCTCTATGGAGCAAAAATTAATAAGCCTGATGGGGAAAAACTATTTTTATCCGCTAAAAAAGTTCCGTTGGCAGGTGGCGCTCTTGTCGATGATCTGCTTTCAAGAATTGCTGAAAGTGCCCGTCAAAAGGTTGAGTATGCAATTCGAGATGGTATTAATTCAGGCAAAACTAACCAAGAAATTGTTCAGCGTATTCGTGGTACCAAACGGCTTAACTATGAAGATGGGATCTTAAATGGTACCAAAACTGATATTGAGCGAACGGTAAGAACTGTGCGAAGTCATGTAGCTAATCAAGCCTATCTAAATAGCTTCAACCAAATTGGCTTTGAATATGTCCGATTTGTTAGCGTTTTAGATGGACGAACTTCTAAGCTTTGCGCTTCATTAGATGGTTCAGTGTGGGAAATAAATGATCCGGCAAAGCGAGTGCCGCCGTTACATCCTAACTGTCGCAGTATCTTGGTTCCGGTCGAGAAGGACGGTCAACTTGTTGGCGAACGGCCATTTGTAATGGACGAACGTCGAGTTAAAGACATTCCAAAAGATGAGCGAAGTCAATTAATCGGCCAATTGGATGCCAATACAACGTTCAGAGAGTTCTTCAAGAAGACTGATGATTTCTTTCAGAAAGAATGGCTAGGACCAAAGCGCTACAAGCTCTACAAGGAAGGGAAATTTGATTTTGAAAAGTTCTTTGATCCTGAAGGGCGACTGTACACATTAGACCAGCTTCGTAAGTTGGATGAACAGACATTTAAGGAGTTGGGCTTGTGAGTATTAGTCCAGAATTCATCTTTGTTTCTATTTTTATTGTTAGTGGGCTTATTTACTAGCAAAGAAACAAACATTTTAAAGATTACTTAAAGCGGAAACGCTAAATAACATTTCAACCATAGCACCTTCGGGTGCTTTTTTTGTGAGTATTAAAATGAGCAAAGAAGTAACAGAGCAAGAGTTAGCTGAAAAGTCTGTGGCACCCCGAGTAACCAAAGCGCAAATTGATGCATTAATGGATCGTGTGACTTATTCGGTTGAGCAACGCCCCGGAGGCACGACATCTACTTTTGTTCATGCATTTTTAGATGGAAAGTTTTTTCTAGCAACGGGTTTTAGTGCATGTGTAAATGCTGAAAACTTTGATGCTGAAATTGGTGAGCGTATGGCTCGTGGAAATGCAGAAAAGTCAGCTGAAAATAAACTTTGGGAGCTAGAAGGTTACCGTTTATTTGCAACAGATTTCTAAGATTTCAATCGAAATGTAGCGTCCTTAGGGGCGCTTTTTTAATGCCTGCCAGATGCGGATGCGGACGGTGAATCCGGGCGGATGCCCATTTTGTATATATAGGTTGGATGACCAATGAAACTTAAAACAGTAACAATCGACGGTAAAGTTTATGCAGAAGTAGACGGAGATAAGCCGATCTATATTCATGATGATGGCAAAGAAATGCCACATGATGCACCACATTCGGTAGCAACAATTGCACGCTTAAACAATGAAGCTAAAACACATCGTGAAGCCAAAGAAGCAGCCGAAAAAGCATTAAAAGCTTTTGAAGGAATTGAAGACCCAGCGGCAGCTAAAAAGGCATTACAAACAATCCAAAATCTCGATGATAAAAAGCTGGTGGATGCCGGTGAAGTTGAGAAAGTGAAAGCTGAAGCTATCAAAGCAGTTGAGGAAAAATATGCCCCGATTGTTGAGCAACGTGATGCTCTTGAAGCCTCATTGCATAAAGAGCTTATCGGCGGTGGTTTTGCTCGTTCTAAGTACATTCAAGACAACATTGCAGTTCCTGTGGACATGGTTCAGGCAACTTTTGGCCAGCACTTCAAAATCGAAGAGGGCAAGGTGGTTGCATACGACCAGAACGGCGAAAAGATTTATTCACGTGTACGCCCAGGTGAACTTGCAAATGTTGATGAAGCTTTAGAGTCCTTGGTTGGTGGATACCAGCATAAAGACTTAATTCTTAAAGGTGGTAAAGGAACTGGTGGCGGTTTTCAAGGTGGGGGCAAAGGTGGAGCACCTACTGGAATGAAACGCAGTGAAATGTCTGTTTCTCAGAAAGCAGATTACATCAAAGAACATGGCAATGATGCCTTCCTAAAACTACCGAACTAATCATTAAATATTTGGAGATAAGTAGTTATGACTACGACAGTTAATTCCGACATGATCATCTACAACCAACTGGCCCAAACAGCGTATTTAGAACGTTTACAAGACAATTTGAATGTCTTTAATGAAGCTTCCAATGGTGCGATTATTTATCGTAATGAAATCATTCAAGGTGACTTCAATAAAAATGCATTCTACAAAGTTGGTGGTAGCATTAAACATCGTGATGTGAACTCCAATGCAAAAGTAACTCCGGAAAAAATCGGTGCAGGTGAGTCTGTAGGTGTAAAAATTCCATATAAATATGGCCCTTATGCATCTACTGAAGAGGCATTTAAGCGCCGTGCTCGTACACCAGAAGAATTTGCTATGGTTGTTGGTTACGATCTTGCTGATGCATTGGTTGCTGGTCGTTTAGAGTACAGCCTAGCTTCTTTAAAAGCTGCTATTTCTAGTAATCCCGATATGGTTGCGAAAGGAAGTATCGTTGTTGATGGCCGCAAAGCATTAACTCGTGGTATGCGAAAGTTTGGTGATAAGTTTGGCCGAATTGGCTTATGGGTGATGAACTCAGATACATATTTCGATATTGTCGATGATGCTATCACTAAGCAAATTTACGGTGAATCTGAAATCGTTATCTATGGTGGTTTACCAGGAACCTTAGGAAAGCCGGTATTGGTGACGGATGCTGTAGGTGATAACGATGCTTTTGGTTTGCAGTATGGTGCTGTAACTGTAACTGAATCACAAGTACCGGGCTTCCGAGCTTATGACATCAATGATGAAGAAAACTTAGCAATCGGTATGCGTGCTGAAGGTGCATTTAACCTAGATATTCTTGGTTATAGTTGGGATACATCGAAAGGTGAAAATCCTGATCTTACATTACTTGGTTCAAGTGCTAACTGGATTAAATATGCAACCAGCAACAAAATGACAGCAGGTACCTTACTTGATTTATCAGGTACAGCGACAACTGGTTAAAACCTAAAAATTAAAACCGTAAGAGGGCTAATAAGCCCTCTTTTTTATTATTAAGAGAAAAGCGCCATGAAGATTATCTATACACGCATTGCAGCAGCTGCTGCATTAGAGACGGGCATTATTGCTAACCCTGACTATTATGAAAACCCAAATTTGAAAGCAAAAGAGGTAATTATTTACGGTAATTATCCAAAGATTCAAAAGGATTACGAATCTTTAGAAGTTCCAGTTGAAGTTCGTAAGTTGGAAGAGCCACAAAAAACGACTTTGGCCACTGTAAATGTAGCGGTTGGAATTACTCCAGAGCTGCAAGAAGTCATTGATCAAGCAAAAGCTGACTGTGAAAAGGTTATTGAAGAAAACGGGCAACTTAAACAGAAAATCGAAATCTTGGAACAAGCTAATGGTGATAGTTCAGAGTTAATTTCTGAAAACACACGTTTAAAAGATGCAGTACTCCAAGCTGACAATGCTACTAAAGCGGCTGAAGGAAAAGTGGTAAGCATTCAAGCGGAATTTGATGCTTTTAAAAATGATGTTGCTGCTATGCAAGCGCGTATAGCTGAATTGGATGCTGGAAAATCGGCAGAAAACCCAGCTACAGAAACGGCAGCTAATGATTTTGAAAACTGGTCAAATGATCAATTAAAAGAGTATTTGGCTAGTAAAAATATTGGTTACAAGCCGTCAGCAACAAAAGCAGAACTTCTTAAATTAATCCCTAAGGAATAATGCAATGAGCTTTATTACTGTAGATGACGCAAATTCAATTTTGGGCAGCGATTTTGCACCAGACAGTGATAAAGCTCGTCTGGTAAAGCTGGCTAATGTATGGATGAAAAACAGAATTGGTTTTGTACCAGATCCAATTGATCCACTTCTTAAAGATGCTGCATGTGAAATTATCAAAGGAATTCTGGCCAAGGTAATTTATAACGGCAAAGACCAGCAGTTGAAGCGTAAGAAAGTTAAAGCTGATTCTGTTGAGTCAGAAAAAGAATATCAAGACGGATCTGAAGCAATCTCTAGCTTTGAACAGATAGCAATTGATTTTATTGATTCGCTTGATTTGAAAGATCCAAATGCAAGTTTTAATGGCTTTGGCATACCACTTTACAGGGCATGATATGGGCTTACGTGACGAAATTCAGGCAGACATTGCTGAAGCATTTAATGATGATTTAGCTGACGCCGTTCATACCTTTACATGTGAGCGGATCTCAAAAACTAATTGGGATCCTAAAACTGAAACTTATGTAGAAGTTAAAGAAAATTATAATGGCCGTGGTGTTCTGTTCGGCTCATACAGTCAATATGAGATTCAGACGCTTGGAGTACTGGCCACAGATAAAAAGGCTACAGTGCTACAGAATGAAATTACCAAAGAGCCAATGATTGATGATGAGTGGCTAACAGCCTTAGGCTCATTCCGGGTAATTCATATTCAACAGGATCCAGCCTCTAATATTTGGAAATGTCAGTTGAGGAAGGTTTAGATTTATTATCAACTTAATATATACTCCAATTAAAATAAAATGGGGTGTAATTGATGTGCAGAAAGAACAAATAAATGGTCAAATAATTGAGTTAAAACTTTCCGTTCATGATGCTTTAATGGAAAAGGGTTTTAGTCTCACTATCAAACCTGATTACAATTTAACTGAAGCTGAATTTAAAGATTTAAAAAGTCCAGCAAGAAGTTGGGATTTTCTAAGTACAGGGCTTTTTATGTTCGGAATTGGTTTGCTTCTAACTTGTTTGAGTCGCTTCCTAGCTCAGAATTTTTTATCTTCTTCAAAAGTAGAACCCTATGAATGGATATGCGGACTCATTTCCTTAATTCTTGCAGGTATCGCTTGGGGAATAGGTTTAATGGTTTCAAATCCCAAAAAAGAGGTTATGAAAAGAATAGAAGATCATTTTTCTACACATATGCCTTTTCAACAGTTTGTAAGTAAGAGAGATAAATAATGTTTACATTTAATAATTTACCAGACAATTATTTACCTCTTGATAAATTAACTATCTGTAGTAATAAAATAATTGGTGGCGGATTCCCATTTTCATTAGGTGAGGGGTTACCAATTATTATTGGAGGAGGGAATAATCCAAATGTTTGGATTCAAGCAGTAACAAATATTCATACCAAAACTCTTTCATTAATTGTTGAGGAAAATATTTCTAAAGCTAAAGAAATATCAGTAGTTAAACCAACTAATGGTGTTATTGAAGTTTATTATAAAAGCACTTTTAAAATTTTACGTGTAAAAAGCAATGGTGAAAAATCAGCTACAATTTCTCATTTAGATTTAAGACCGATTGGATTAAATATTACGGGAACTCCTTTTCAGTTAAATATTGGTGGATCAAGTTTTTCAAATAATACCGTTAAAGGTACCAATGTTTTTGTTGGGCTTGGATAATTCTAAAAATGATAATTAAACCCGCTTCGGCGGGTTTTTTAATGAATGCAATTTTGGAGTTTAGATGATAAGTATAGATTATATTCCTGAATGGTATATCTCTCCTTTCCAACATGTGCAGTACACGCTTGCTCGAAATCAACTACACATGGATTTGTTATTTGAAGATATGGATAAGGCTGATCAATTTTTGGATATGGGAGCGGATGCACAGGTTAGTACTTTTTCTGATGGTGCATATGCGATTGTCCAGATTGGGGATACATCCGATAAAGATCAAATTCAAGTTTATGGATTGCTTTTACATGAAGCTGTTCATGTCTGGCAAATAGTAAAGCGGCGAATGGGTGAAAGTGAACCTAGTGTAGAGTTTGAAGCGTATTCGATTCAAGCGATCGCTCAAGACCTTTTTGAAATGTTCGAAGCAAGTGAGGTTAAAAAACATGGGGTGGAAGGGAGCAAGGCCGAGCAGCTTTAGTTTTGAAGTTGAGAAACAGGCAGATGAGCATGTAAAAAAAATCACCATGGATGCTGTGCAATCCTTGGTTAATCTAAGTCCTGTTGATACTGGAGCTTATCGTGCTTCGCATATCGTTTCAATTGGATCTGGTGATTATGGTGTCCGTGGACCTGAAACAAATGCTATTCAGGATGCAGCTATTCAAGCTGTGAAGTTTAAGTTGGGCAATTTAGTTTATATCCAGAACAACCAGCCTTATGCAGAGCGCTTAGAAAATGGGTGGTCTGATCAAGCACCACAAGGAATTTACAACACCACCTTTACCTTTATTTCTCAGAAGTATGGCGGCTAAAATGGCAATGACTTTAGAGCAGACAAGGCAAGCTATTATCGATCGTATGCAAGCTTTTACCGGTATTACGCAAGACAGAATCCAGTATCCAAATTTACCAGGCTTTAATGTACCTAAAGATGGTGTTTGGTGCCGCTTAACGATTGCAGGTGGTCCCAGTTTTACTTCTGGCATTGCAGATAAGCCATGTACTCGCCGTACCGGTAATATCATGATTCAATGCTTTGCACGTCCCAATTCAGGAATAATTGAAATCACAAAATTGAGTGATGCATTACTTGCTCATTTTGAATATTTCACAATCGAACACTTAGAATGTTTGAATGGCCAATCTATTTATGCGGGTAAAGATGCTGACTTCATTCAATACAATGTATCAATAAGTTTTTTAGTTAACTAAAGCACATAACAAACCAATCTTTCACTACCACCTCATCGGTGGTTTTTTTATGTCTATAGGAATCACTTATGAGCAATTTTGTTTTTAAGCGTGGTGACACTTTCAACTTGAACTTGCAGCTAGTTGATATGGATGAAACTTTGCAATATCCACCCGATGATGTTCGCCGTGCAATTGATCTAACCGGTTACACCTTTACTTCACAGGTTAAAGCTCTGGCTGATGGTGCAGCTGTAGCAACTTTGACTTGTGCTGCATTAAATCAAAGTGCACAGAAAGGGTGGCTGAACATTAAATCTAGTGCAAGCACTGCAACTTGGCCTTTAGGACTGTGTCAGATGGATATTAAAGCTGTAGTTAGTGGTACTACGCAGCACACTGAAACTTTGACTTTCCAAGTGATTGACGGGGTAACAGCATAATGGCAAATCTTGTTTTTAAATTTAGTTGGGATCACCGGCCGTTTCCTTATAACGCCTCACAAGGCAAGCGACAGTTCATGTTGCCATTTGCATCTGGCATCCCAAACTTAAACCCACAACTTTCACAGGTCCAAGGTGCAGGTACAGCAGCTGCAGCAAATCTTACTACTTCAGTTTCAGATGATACGATTGGGAGAGTGCTTCGGGTTGGTGATTTTGGTTTAGGGAAACCATTAAGAAACACAGATGTTAATGGAAGTGATCTGAATAATATGACCACCGTGGGGTTCTATGGCAATGATACATTTGCCAGTGCAACTCTTGCTTTAAACTTTCCTGAAGCTGGTACTGTTGGGTCGTTGCTTGTTTTAAACATTTCAGGTTCAAACAATTATCGTAATCAGATTTATATTTCCGCATCAAGCGGCCGGATCTGGTTTCGCTCTACCTCAGATTTAACCAACTGGACGCCATGGAAGCGATTACTGGATGCCAGCTCAACAGAGTTTCAGCGAATCGTGAATAATGGTTTTGCTGCAAATAAAAACTTGGGGTCAACAGCATTATCCGGTTTTGATGCAGGTGGTTCATTTATTGGATTACAAGGCACTAGTGCAGGTGCGGCAGCTGCAGGTGATTATCCTACGGCACAGGCCCAGTATATTCTTGGGCTGAATGCGGGTAGTGCAAGCGAACATGCTGCTAATTTAAGTATTGCAACTTCAGCAACATATATAGGCTTTAGACGAAAATCATATCAGGGTACTTACACCCCATGGTACGCCTTGCGTGGAGAACACAATACAACCGTGGATGGTTCAGGTTTTATTAAAGCCGCTTCGCCAGTCGTTAAGCTTTTCCAAAGTCATATTGAGCTAAATAACGATGCAGCTAAGCAACCAATCACTTTCGATAAGTTGGGTACTGGTGATTACTTAGTGAAAGGCTCATTGGGTTTTGCTCAGGAAGGCTGGTACATTGAAGTACCTAAGGATGCCAACGGTAATACGGTAGTAGCAGTTGAATATTCAACCTTAGAAAATGGTGATCTTTCAATTAAAACTTATAAACGTAAGTTTGATGTGGAAAAGGCAGCCATTGTAGCTGATCTCGAAAATCCACTTGATATTCCAGAAGGCCGCTGGATTGATATCCGTCTGCATGAAGAACCTGAGCCGGAGCCAGAAGAACCTTTGAGTGAAACACCAGTGGATTTCCAGCCGACTAACTTATCTCAGGCAGTTGCTGCAGCCATGAATGGCGTGGAGCCGCCAGAAATCTCAGACACAGACGAAACACTTTAATAACCCGCTTAAAAAGCGGGTTTTTTATTGCCTAAATTTTGGAGAACCATAAATGAGTTCAGGCGCAAAAATTCGATTATATGCTTGTGAAGAAGCAGTTTTAGGAACAACTCCAGCAAACCCGATCTGGTACACAGTTCGCCGTGTAAGTGATGGTTTATCTGAAAATGTTTCTACTGAAGAAAGCAGTGAAGTGGTTGATTCACGTTTTCGACAAGGTGGGGTAGTTACTGAAGCCGAAGTGGCAGGGCAGTTAGAGTTTGAATTATCACTTGGTACCTTTGATTTGTTCTTAAGTGCTTTAGCATTCAATAATTGGGCGGGTAACGCTTTAAGTTTTGGTGGTACGGTACGTAAGTCATTAACGCTGGTTAAAGTTTTCGAAGATGTTGGCCAAGTCTTTATTTATCGTGGAGTACAGGTTAATTCTGGTGAAATTACTATCCAGACCACTGGAAAAATTACTGGTAACTTTGGTCTTGTAGGTAGCTCGTTTACTCGTCAGCAAACTAACCCTGTAGTGAATCCGGTGGCAGCTTCAACTCGTCCTTTGGTCAGCATGCCAAACGTGGAAAACTTGCTTGTAAACGGCCAGTCGATTCAAGGTAAAGCGTGTTTGCAATCGCTTACGCTTTCAATTAATAACAACCTTGAAGCAATCCGTTGTATCGGCTCAGGCAAATACACACCAGAGTTCTACATTGAAAAGATGATGGATATTGAAGCGAATGCTTCTTTCATGTTCTCGTCAACTTCAGCAGGGTGGATTGATGCCATTAAAACACGTGATGTATTTACACTGACCTTTGATATTAAAGATAGTAAAGGTAGTAAATACTCGTTCAATTTCCCGCAATTGGAAGTCATGGAAGCCAATCACCCGGATGGCGGTGGTGACGACATCATTACTGTAGACATCAACTTTGCCCAAGTTCGCACAGCGCCAACAATTGTACGTGCTCTTGTTTAATCAGCTCATTCAGTAACAAAGCCTATGGAACCCCATGGGCTTTTTTATTTCTAAAAATTAGAGGTTGCTATGGCTTTAAAAGTCGGAATTATTAAAAGCTCAGACGTATCAAAATGGTGTGAATACAAGGGTGCTGATGGAGAGGTACAGGCAGAGTTCAAAGTCCGTGGTATCGCTTATAAGCCTTTTCAGGTAGCTATTGAACGAGCAGGAAACCAGATCTCGTCTAAAGGCTATGATGTGATGGTCAAAGATGAAAATGCCAAGCTTTATCACGAATTGTTAATGGATGCATGTGCTGCCCACTTAATCGAAGACTGGAAAGGTGTGGTATTTGCCGAAATCGTAGACGGTAAAACGGTTGAATCTGAAAAGCCCTATACACCTGAGAATGCCTCAAAGCTTCTTAATCTTGGTGATATTGGTATTTCAATCTGGCTATTCATTAAAGAACAGGCCCAGAAGATTCAGGAAGACGCAGACAAGGACAAGGCTTTAATTCTGGGAAAGTCATCAAGCTCTACAAATACCAAAAAACGTATGCGTCGAAAACGCCGCACGAAATTGAACAAATCAAGTTCTTAGGTGGCCACATTCCTGATCCGCCAGAATATTCGTATGCGGCTGATTCCATTCTTTCGGCATTTAGTACTATTGCCAGATCCCGACGATATGAGCAGGGTATCCCTTTATCTTTAGATCAGCAGGCAATCAATGTCTATGCAGAGCATAATGATTTACCAGTAGCTGCTCATATTTTTAATGACTGTATTTTTGCATTGGATAACTTTTTTTTAGATGAAGCCCATAAAAAAATAAATTCCAAGTCCTCAAAAAAGTAACCCTAGAGTTATTTACATATAATAACTCTAGGGTTATTATTATCTCATCAAGTTAATAAGGGATTGGTGTGAAAAGTCTGGATTTAATCAAAATGATTGAAGCAGATGGTTGGTATGAGGTTAGGGTTTCAGGAAGTCATCATCACTTTAAACACCCAACCAAAAAGGGGTTAGTTACAATCCCACATCCTAAAAAGGATTTACCAAACGGAACTGTTAAAAGCATTTTGAAACAAGCGGGTCTAAATTGACCCGCTGTTTCCCGACTTTAAATACTATATCCCTTACAACTAATCATAACGCAGTGGGCGATATGTTTATGCCAAGGGCATGGAGTGTTGAGATGTTATATCCAATTGCAATTGAACGAGGATCAGATACTGAGGCATTTGGTGTCACTGTTCCTGATATTCCAGGTTGTTTTAGTGCTGGTGACACACTTGAAGAAGCTATTGAGAATGTTAAAGAAGCTATTTCAGGCCATTTAGAAATATTGGCTGAAGATGGTGAGGAAATCCCATTAGCTTCCGAACTAGTTAAATTTGTCGATGATCCTGAATATAAAGGAATGATCTGGGCGGTTACCGAAGTTGATGTTAGTCGTTATCTGGGTAAACCAGAAAAAATCAATGTTACTTTACCAAGCCGTTTGATTCGTAAAATTGATGAGAATGTAGGTAAAGGTAAGAGATATACTACTCGATCGGCTTTCTTGGCTGCTGGTGCTGAAAAACTTTTACATGCATAGCCTGATTTAAAAGACCACCTTCGGGTGGTTTTCCTTTATGTGACATTTAGTAACCAGTTTGTTAAAGTTAGTACACTTTATAACAAACGGTGAAATTCATGAAAAAAATATTGGCTGCGGGTTTAATTGGTCTTGGGTTGGTGGGGTGCGCTACTCCAGCCTAGAATTTGAGGATGCTTTTAGTGGAACACCAGCTACCAATGCGGGATTCATTTCTTTTGATGGGAATACAAAGTTAATTAATGCGTTTAGCGTTAGTTTTGGTCACTTAGATAATTTTAGTGCTAATAATTATAAAAATGGGTTAGTGGCGTTGTATTCACTACCAAAAACAGGGTGGATAGAATCAAAGAGTAATGGGGTTAAAGTTTTTAAATATGAATGTACGGATTATTCTTTAGAGATTAATTACAATCCAGAAAGAAGTAGTTTTATGATTTTTAAGGAAATTTAGTTTTATGTTCTTAAGCACCCTAGGGTGCTTTTTTAATGTCTGATTTTTCTGAAACAGTAATGGTGTAACCTTTCATACGGCTAGCTAACTCCATCATTAGAGTTTCGGTAGGGATCAGTTCTACAGTTTTTTCATAATTTTGATTTTCAAAGCTTTTTTCAAGACGGGCAACAATGTCGGCATTCATTGATCGACTGTTTAACTTTGCTGATTCAAGTATTTTTTCTTTTAGTTCTTGCGTCATACGCATTTTGTATTCAACGTCTGAGCTTCTAGCCATGGTCCTATACTCGAATAAATTTTATTTATAATAATATCCCCAATGGGGATTGACAAGAAGTTTTTAAAGTCTTAAATTGTAAAAGTCCCCATTGGGGATGTAAAAAGCCCCCAACTTTCTGACGGCAAGGGGCTTTTATCAACAACCATAGGAAAGGATATTGATATGTCTAGTTTAGCATTAAGTTTTAATGAAGTGAAATTCAATCCCGTGCCACGGCAAGATGGCCAGATTTGGCTTTCTTCAGGTGAATTGGCACAAGCATTAGGATATAAACAAGAGAACGCGGTCAGTAAAATTTTTAATCGTAATTCTGATGAATTTACGGAAAATATGACACAAATTATTGATAATCCTCGGCTACCCAATTTGGGTATGCGGATCTTCTCACTACGTGGCTGCCACCTAATAGCAATATTTGCTCGTACTGCTGTAGCGAAGCAATTCCGCAAGTGGGTACTTGATGTTTTAGATAAAGAAGTTGGCACACCAGTTGCCAAAACCCACAAATCCGAACGTGAACCCCTAACCAATGCTGTAAATCTTCTTGTAGCTAAAACTAAGCATTTGAATTACAGCGATGCTTATAAATTAGTTCATCAGCGTTTCAATGTTCAGCATATTGATGAAATCCCATATGACATGATTCCTGTTGCAGTGGAATATGTTCATCATCTGATTGCGATGTACAGTAGTGCAGAGAAGAAGGCTCAAGGTTCTTTATTTGATAATGAAACATTGGGTTTGGTTAAGGATCTGGTAGATGCAATTATTTCCCAAAACTTTGTGACAAGCAAAATCTATCGTGCAATACACATGCTTAGTAATGAACAAGGTCACTACTTAGCTGAATATGCGTTTAAAACCAATATTGCAGTTCTAAAACTCACTCGAACAATGGATTTAAGAGGACCTCTTAATAGAGAAATCATTAGTGATGATTTAAAAACCATAAGCTACACAACAGGTAATCAACATTATGGCGACCGTTGGTTTCACCCACTGATGGAGTCAAGTCGATTGATGGGAGTACTTGAAATTTCAGGTAGTCTGATTCGTCACTAATAAAATCAACTTAACAAAACCCACTCATCGAGTGGGTTTTTTAATACCCAAAACAAAACCCCAGTAGCGCTAACTACCGGGGTTTTTCATTCCACCCACCGACGAAAGTAAGAGGAAAGTAAATCTATATGGAGCATTTTAAACCAATAGTGGAGCTTATAAAAGTGTCTATTGAAAAGTATGGCTTATGGCAAACAATAGTTGCATTTATTCTTTTGTTTTCCGTGCCAATCTTAATGTGGAAGTTGGATGTAATTATTGCTTCTATAAAAGCATGAACCAACTTGAAAAAACTGCGCCACCTTCGGGTGGCTTTTTTACGTCTAAAGGAAAGTGAAATGAACATCGAACAATATCTTGATGAGTTGATCAAACGAGAAGGCGGGTACGTAAATAACCCAGCAGACCGTGGTGGTGCAACTAAGTATGGAATTACTGAAGCAGTTGCTCGAGCAAATGGATTCAAAGGTAATATGCGAGATTTACCTCTGGATGTGGCCAAAGCAATTTACCGCAAAAACTATTGGACAGCTCCGCGATTTGACCAAGTAAATACAATCAGCTCAGCAGTGGCCGAAGAGCTTCTAGACACTGGTGTGAATTGCGGTACCGGCTTTGCAAAACCTCTTTTACAACGAGCTTTGAATTTACTAAACAACCAAGGTAAAGCTGGATATGCAGATTTAGAGGTTGATGGTGTTTATGGATCTGAAACTCTTAGAGCTCTAAAAACCTATCTGGCCAAACGCGGGAAAGAAGGCGAGAAAGTTCTGGTGCGAGTTCTCAATATTATGCAAGGACAACGCTACATTGAAATCTGTGAGCGTAATCCAAAGCAGGAACAGTTTTTCTATGGTTGGATTGCCAATCGGGTTGTTATATGACTTTCTTTCAATACAGACGTTCAAAGATAGCTTTCACAATCACACTGCTGTGCATTCTATTTTCAGGATGCACAGCTCATACGATCAATAACAATGTGAGTGTTGGTATTTGTGTGAAAGCCCTCTGAGGAGAGCTTTTACAATTTATGCATTTTTTACATTACCTAACTGATTATTTTTACTAAAATAAATACATATTAAAATAGCAACTAATATTACTCCTGATGCTGCAAAACGGCTTAAGTCTAAACCTCCAGCGGAAAGGGGCTTATCTAGAAAGTCTCCAACTACAGCACCCAAAGGACGAGTTAAAATAAAAGTGCTCCAGAATAAAAATGTTCGTGAAACAGAAGTGAATTTATACAAAAACACCATCAATAAAATGAGTGCTGAGAAAAGAGCAATCCCGCCACTATAGCCTAATCCAATCGTATCTGCTGACCAGTCACCAAGAGCTGTACCCAAAGTTTGGCTAAAGGTAATTGTTAACCAATAAAAGACTTCTGATTTAGGTTTATTAACGGTATGAGGGGAGACGCTGCCTTCAACTTTATACCAACCCAATAATGAGAAGATGACTAAGCCGAGGAGTAAGCTACTTCCTCCACTATAACCAATACCTAAAGATCGAGTGACAAAGTCTGCTAATGTTGTACCAACAGTTGTACTCGCAATAATGGTAAACCAATATAAATATGGTTTATAACTTTTTGCCTTAATTTGACAGATCAATAAGATAATAAAAACTATGGCAAAAATAAAAGTACTAGTTAAATACCCAAGTTTCAATGACATTGAAAAACTATCTCCGCCAGTTTCACCAAAAGTAGTTGCGAAGATTTTAGTAATCCAGAATAGAAGGGTAACTTGGGGGACTTTAGTTATATACTCACTCATTTCATGACTTGAATTATTCATCTAAGAGTCTCAAATGATAAATTTATCAAACAATAAATTTTTAAAATTAAGATGAGCTTAAAGATTTGTTTTTAATAATATAGCTTTGTATTCTTATTGGTTACTAAGCTCATTTTTTAATTTCTATTTAAGTTTTACTAGCTAAGATTTCGAGTTTTTAATATTTAGTGGTTTTTAAATGCTAGTAAATTTTTTAAAATTCAAAGAGATATGTAATAATATTACACTATTAAATTTTAATTTGCTTTTATCTATCTGGCTAGGTTTATTTCTGAATATAGGTTTTTTTAAAAAAATCCATCAACTTACACCTTATAATGGTATTAAGTCAGTTCTTTTCTTAGGGGCGACATTAGTTATTTTAATAGCGGCATATAATTTAATTTTTCAATTAATAAATTGGAAATGGACTGCCAAAATCTTTGCAATTTTATTGATATTTATTGGTGGTTTTAGCTCTTATTTTGTAAATACATTGGGTGTCATTATTTCACCCGACCAAATTCAAAATATGGTGCAGACCGATGTTTCGGAAGTTACCGATCTAATCTCTTTACGCTTTGTTTTATGGACAGTTTTTTTTGTTATTTTGCCCATTTTTTTAATTACTCAAGTTAAATTTAAACAAGAAAAAGCATCACGGTTGTTATTGAAGAAAGTATTCTCACTGGTAGCTTCATTTGCAGTGGTCGGTGTTTTACTTTTTACTTACTATGTCGATTTCGCTGCAATATTTCGTGAGCATCGTGATTTAAAAGGGATGATTTCACCGCAAAATAGTATTTCATCGCTTATGTCTTACTATCATAAGAAGGCTCCGAAGAAAAATCTGCCTCTTGTGATATATGGACAAGATGCTCATCAAGTTCAGCAAGTACAAAAGAACCTCCCTAAGTTAATGATACTTGTTGTCGGTGAAACGGCACGTGCCGAAAGTTTCTCTCTAAATGGGTATGCAAAAAATACGAATCCGGAGCTTTCTAAACAAGATATTTTCAACTTTTCGCAAGTGAGCTCATGCGGTACGGCGACAGCTGTTTCTGTGCCATGTATGTTCTCGGGTATGCCACGTGTAGATTATGATGAGCAATTAGCTAGTCACCGCGAAGGTTTATTAGATATTGCAAAACGTGCGGGTTACCAAGTGACTTGGATTGATAATAACTCGGGTTGTAAAGGTGTATGTGATCGCGTTGAACAATACCAGATTCCAGAAAACTTAAAGAAAAAATGGTGTAAAGATGGCGAATGTTATGATGACATTCTCATTGACAGCTTAAAGCAGTATTTGGCTACTATTGCCAAAGATGATGATCGTCCGCGTTTGATTGTTCTGCATCAAGTGGGTAGTCATGGACCTGCATATTACAAGCGTGCACCTGAGGCATATCAACCTTTTAAACCGACTTGTGATACTAATGCGATACAGGGCTGTTCGCATACTGAATTGCTAAATAGTTATGATAATACAATTGTATATACAGACCATGTATTAAGCCAAATGATTAATACTCTAAAAGAAATATCAAAGTATCAGACAGGTTTATGGTATTTATCTGATCATGGCGAATCAACCGGAGAACATGGTTTATATTTACATGGTTCACCTTATGCAATCGCACCGAGCCAACAAACACATGTACCAATGATTATGTGGTTCTCTGAAAGTTGGAAACAACATAATCTTGCTCAAGTGAATTGTTTAAGCCAAAAAACTAAACAAAAGTTAAGTCAGGATAATTTATTCCCAAGTTTGTTAAGTTTGCTGGATGTAAAAACTAAGGTAGTAAATAACAAACTTGATATGTTGAGCCAATGTAAATAA